GTAAAAGAAAATCTCATTCCCCACAACTCGAACACACTCTTCGGCTTCAGTTTCTGTTTCATCTTCGTTCGTATGCATTCTTCAGTGCCTTCTTTATTCTTGTAACGTCTCTAGATTTTAAGCCATTTCCAACTGCGAGGTGATTCATGACATCGAAATCTTGTGGACTGATTTTATAATTAAGGAGGGTCTCCAAGTTTCCTTTCTCGGCGTACAACTTTAATAAACACAATTCATCAACTCCCAAACCACCCATCGATTTTTTATAAATTTCATTGACCTTTTGTTTTCTCATCTTGTAGTTTCCGTGTTTGGTCCAACAACTTCCCGGTCTAATCTTTTCCCTTTTAAGGGGTTCACCCAAAGAATGTTTGGGTATTGTTAAGGCGTGGAGAACGAAGTATGGCATGAGGTTCCAGTTTCCGGATGAGTAAATGTAAGTATCGAAATAATCTGCATTTGAAAATGAGTGAGATGCTGTCACTACATCTACGTTACTAGAATCTAGATAGTTTTCTTGAAATATATCCCACATGTGACCATGTTCACTTATACTGTCATATATTTGAATCGGTTTGGGATCACATAATATATCAGTTATGAATTCTTTGGGTGTTTGAAATACATCCATTTCGTCGTAGCCTTCCAGGTATGTGAAAAAATTTCGAATATTTCCCTGCGATCTCACAGCTGCGTCGTAAGCTTTGGTGTTTGATTCATCTGTCAATTTCATCAAAATTTCGGGTTTATGTTTTGGAATAAACACAGTCTCGAAGTTTGGAAACATACACATATTTGTTGTCGTTACGATGAGACATCCACGTGTTACCGGTACACCATCAGAAACTTGTTCTATGATTGGTTTAAATATTGGGTCATAATTATCAATGTATGCATGTTGGGAGGTAGTCTTTATAAACGACAGAACATATGTTTTACATTTTAGATGTTCAGTTTGTAATTCTATATGACGGGTGTCTCGTAAAACTTCTTTAAGAATATAGGTTTTACCAACACCCGATGCTCCACATATGAACACATTTTTACCGTTATTAATGTGCTTACGTACCAGGTCTATATATTTTTGATGAATCGTTGTTAAAGGCGTGTTATTTTTTTGTGATACTACCTTAATGAAAGACTCCATTGATGAACTTACTAATGAAGCAATAGATTTGGTGCTTGAAAATAGCGCACTTCATAAACGTATCGTAGAACCTTTAAAAAGAAAAATTGTACCATATGTTGTATGTAGTTTAATGACCAATTTGATCATGATTATTATTCTGTTCTACCTTGCTCGACGTCTGTCTCTTCTTCAGCCCCCCCCTCGGTAGATTCTTCATCTTCATCTTCATCTTCATCTTCATCTAAAGAGGGTCCGAAAAATCCAGCGGGTGGGGGTTCATCCTTTTTCGATAAGAATTTACCTATCTTCTCGAGAGGGGTCCCGGCAGTCATTGCCTCAATAGGATCTATCGTCCTCGGTAAAGTGAGTAGTGGAATTGAACGCACGTTGAGAATCTCCGGTTTGGTAAATACACTGTCTAGGGGATATTCATCTTCAAACTGCTTCAAGACAGACTTGGGCACCGAGGGTGACTGCTCTAACAAACGATCATATTCCGTCTTACATTCACCAACGAAATCTAAACCCTCTTTGCTACGCTCTCCCCTGTCTAGGGCTAACATAAGACGGATGTTCCTAGAAAGCATACCGAAAGCTAACGCAGCTGTTCTATGGTTTTCCATGAGTTCATTAATTTTGAGGAATTGGGATATAGTCGCTATGAGCCCCGCTGTTAGGTTTAAACCACCAATTATAGAGGGAGCAAACGACTGCACGTTCTCTGGAAAGGTACCCTGGGCGAAATTCGCGGTTCCAGTTATAGTAGAAAGTATAATAACTGGTAAAGTGAACCGAATACTGGAACGTCGGTAAATGAAAAATGCGCGATGATGCATATACCTGTAACACGCAGAGGCCTCACCCCACTGTTTGAGTATATTTTCGTGACCATCTGTCCATGACAGACGCATCTCTTCACGGGAAATCTTTTTTTCTTCCGTCATTATATAATAGATGAATATAATTTTCCTGATTCATCTAATTTTTTTAATCGGTATATTAGTTATTCCATTTACAAATAATAAAAGATATCTCCACTTTTATTCAATTCTCATACCATTTCTATTTTATCATTGGTCGGTGAATGATGATACATGTGCAATGACACAGGCAGAAATGTACTTTACGGGGAAGGATAAAGATGAAACATTTATGCACAGATTGGTGAGTCCGATATACAAGATGGAAGAGAATGATGTCAATAAATGTACAAAAACACTGTTTTTTGTTCTATGGGGAATCGTACAATATAGATTGGGGTATTTAAATATAATATTTGAAGATTTCAAACAATTAAAGAAACGCAGTTAGTATAATATACTATGGAAAGTAAAATCTACAACGAGATATCCAGACTCGTGAGGATGCGTGAACTTTGTCACGAAACCTATCTAGTAAATTTGGAAGATGTTCAAGAAAAAATTGAAAAGGTTGATAACCAAATTAAACAGACTGAGTCTACTGTAAAGATTGAAATACTAGAAAGGCAGCGAACCCTTTACAATAAAGAGATTAGAAAACTCGACAATTCGATGGAGAAAACCACCGATACATTAAACCAAAAAATTAACATACTTCAAGTTGAGCTAAATAATATACAGAAGGAAAGGGAATCATTTGAATACAACATTGAAAAAATCAGAAATGGTATAGAAAATGAAAATACTGGTGATGTTTTCATCATGTTTTCCAACGTCCTCAACGCACTAGAAATTCTCAAGAAGGAGAGAAACGAAAACGATCAAAAAAGTGAACACTCGTCTTAAAATTGTAATACAAAAGCATACAGTACGCATCAGCTATGTCATGTTTTCTCTCATATGGAATCGTATCTAAATCTATATACTTCCCCATTTTGACAAGAACGCGCTCCTTCCTCTCTTCGTAGTTTAGATGACCCATCCCGAAGTGTGCGTGTATTGTCAGGGGTGAAATCAGTAGAACCTTATCTTTGAACATATAGTGTAGTAGAATCTCGATATTCGTGAAGCCTTGGGGTGGCTGTCTCTCTATAAGGATCCGATCGGCCTTGTCGAACACGTCTTTATGGTCATCTACAAATAAAGGAACTAAGTCAACAAAGTCATTACTGTAAATGTATTTGTAGTCTTCTAAACTTACCTTTTTCATGTACTCAACTTTAATCACCGGTCCATTCCCACACTCAGCGAGGACGAGACCCATATTGTGGAATCCTATATCTATGGCCAAGACCTTCATGTCTTTATGTCAAAGATTTTCTTTAAATAAACCTAAGTAGATGCTAAAATTTGAAATTTTAATATTTCAAAATGGAAGATCTTCAAAGTCTTATGTCATGTCTCGATGAAATCTCCAGTAAGATCCCTGATGGCATCTATCTGGAGATGGCTGATAAAATGAAACGCATTAACGATCGACTCACCGGTGATAGACCGTTGTGGGCTTCTCCGTTCTACGATACTGACACCGACGATGACAGTGACAGTGACTATGAGGCTCCACCGGACCGATCTGGTATGACGCGGGAAGCCATAGAAGAACGACAAAACGCTAGGGCCATCGAGATCGGACGTCTCAAAGACCAGCTTCGGAATTACGTGAATAAGATGCACGATGAGAACAAGTTTGTTGAGAAGTGGGAAAAGCGAGCGAATAGTATATGGACCCCCATCAAACGTATGACCGCGTCTCGAAAGAGTCAGGCTATCAAAGCTTGGTGTGAGAAGAACACCCATCGGGCTCCCGGTGGTGATGCAGGGGAACTCATTGGTCATATATCTACTACCGCGACCGACTCCAAGTCCTGGTCTTGGAAAAACCTGGTGGAACATGGACTTCGGACAATTGTGTTGGAAATTGGAACCGAGGGGGAGATTATCCGTGCTCAACGTGGAT